AAGATGCGACAAGTAAATGAGTCCTAAATGGTTAAAAGGCTATGTTGAATCCCTTACCATTGCTCCTTATGGGCGTTTTAGGTCTGATTGCCCTTTATGTGGCAAGCCAAATACCTTTAGTGTAACTGACAATGGCTTTGAAAGATTGTGGAATTGTTTCCATGCTGATTGCCACACTAAAGGTGCGACGGGTATAAGCCTGACAAAAGATAACTCTAAGCAAGCTTTTGTTAAGCGACAAATTAAAGAAGAGGTGACAAAAGTTGACTTTGTTATTCCTGATACTTTTGTCTCTCTATCTAGAAACATCAATGCAGAAAATTACGTTAAGGAAGTACAATCCTACGATGCCTATCTAGATGGATTGGCTGACATTAGATATGACTTCCAACGTGATAGGGTAGTCTACCTAGTTAAAGATGGTGACAAAGTTACTGATGCAACGGGCAGAAGCTTGACTAATAGTAAACCTAAGTGGTTACGTTATGGTACGAGCAAGATGCCATTTGTGTGTGGATTGAGTGACAATCTTTTCGTGGTAGAAGACTGTCCATCTGCATGTAGCATATCTAACATTGTAACGGGTATGGCATTGATGGGAACATCATTACTAGATAGCCACATACAAGTAATCCAAAATTATAAAAAAATTTTTGTGGCTTTAGACAGAGATGCAACTAGAAAAGCAGTTGACATTGTCAGGCATCTGTCTAATTATGTACCAACAAAATTAGTTGTACTAAAGAAAGACCTGAAAAATATGGAGAGAGAGGAACGAGATGACTTCATCGACAATAATATCAGTAGATAAACAAGTCTTAGGATTTTGTTTAGATGTTGATTTCTTTGCTAAGGTAAAGAATAAAATAGATAGAGATATGTTTGATAGGGAACTAAAAGATATCTTTGACACAATAGTTTATTCCCACACTAAGTACGCCAAGACTATAACTAAGTCTGAACTTGCAGGAATATTTAATGACAGAAATCCTGCCATGCCTGACTCAGCTAGGAACAGAGTGCAAGAAGTTATATCTGAACTTGATGATGTACCTACTGACAATGATGAACTCCACTTAGACTTAGTTAACAATCTGTGGCTCAGAGATAGAGCAAGGCAGATAGGTGAGAAAGCACTTGAGATATTTACAGGTGAGAACGAAGAGTTTGGTGAACTGAGACGACTGATTGATGCAGTTGAAGATGGTCGCATAAGTGACAAAACTACCTACACTATGGTAGAAGATGACTTGGCTCAGTTGTTAGAAGATGTTGATGGAGAATCTGACTTCCCTTTCGACTTCAACCTTATCCAAGAAAACCTTAAGGGTATGGATAGGGGAAACTTAGGTATTATATTTGCTAGACCTGAAGTTGGTAAGACCACCTTTTGTTCTTTCTTGTTGTCTTCTTACATCAGGAGAAAGTTTAAGGTAGTCTATTGGGCAAACGAAGAACCTGCTAGGAAGATTAAACTCAGGGTTATACAATCTTATTTTGAGGTGACAAAAAAAGAGATGATACAAAACAAGCCACAGTTAGTAGAACGGTATCGTAATGAGATTGCTCCTTACCTTAAGATTGCAGACTCTGTTGGTACATCTATTGAAGAGGTTGACGAGTACGCAAAGTTGAATAGACCTGACATTATGTTCTGTGATCAGCTAGACAAGTTTAGAATTAGTGGTCAGTATAATCGTGGCGACGAAAGACTAAAGGAAACCTACGTGACTGCAAGAGAAATTGCCAAGCGAAATCAACTACTTATGTGGGCAGTTAGTCAGGCAAGTTACGATGCACATGATCGTCAGTTTATTGACTACTCTATGCTTGACAACTCTAGAACGGGTAAGGCAGGTGAAGCTGATGTAATCATAGGTATTGGCAAGACGGGGTCTAGTGAAGTTAACAATATCGTGAGACACATTTGTATATCCAAAAATAAAAACAACGGGTGGCATGGTATGATCAATGCTCAGATAGATGTGGATAGGGGTATTTACTATTGACATATAAACATGGTGACATTGGTGTAGATGGTCGTATGTTTTGGTCATACAATGTAAAGTCTAAGGGTGGAGAAGATTGGAGATCATCCGATCAGTTTCATAAAACGAAACAAGAGAGAAGAGACAGAACAACAAGGATTAGAAATATAAGAAAGAAGTGGTTAAACTACATTAAGATGAAGTGTGGTTGTCAAATATGTGGGTACAAAGAACACCCGTTAGGATTACAGTTTGATCATCTCAAAGACAAACACAAGAGTATATCTAGCATGAGAAGCTATAGTTTAAAAGTTTTGATGCTAGAGGTAAGGAAGTGTAGAGTTCTTTGTGCAAACTGTCACATGATAGAAACTTTTAAGGATAGATAGTAATGAATATATTAACGTTAGATGTGGAGACGACTCATAAAACAAAGGAATCAGGTGGCACTACTGCTTTGCCTTATTTTAACAATAGGCTTGTATCTATCGGATATAAGTGGTTAGGAGAAGATGAGGTAGGCTACGACTTTATACACCACTCAGATGAGAGAGGGTTTGTAGATACAGATTGGTTTGATAAGATGCAGGGTACTTTGAATAGTGCTGATGTCATAGTAGGACAGAACTTTAAGTTTGATCTTACGTGGCTAAGAGCATGTGGCTTTACCTACGATGGTAGCATCTATGATACTATGGTGGCTGAGTACATCTTAGCTAAGGCACGTAGGTGGTCACTTAGTCTTGACTCTCTTGCAAAACGATATGGTGTTACACAAAAAGAAAAAGATTTGGTTGCACCTTATCTAAAAGATGGTAAAACATTTTATGATATACCCTATGACATAGTAAAAGAATATGGTATAGCAGACGTAATTGCTACAGAAGAAGTGGCAGTAAAACAACTTGAAGCCTTTGGCACAACATTTGGAGAACTATTTAATGACATTAGTACCGACACTCAAGCTTTCGCTTGAAATGACAAACGTTCTTACTCGTATTGAGATGAACGGACTTAAGATAAACTTGGATACCCTCGATGAAATTGAAAAGGAATATAATAAGGAACTATCCTATTTGGAAACAAAACTGCAATCGATGGCTAGACAAGCTATGGGTGATACTCCTGTTAATCTATCTAGTCCAGATGATAGGAGTGTTCTTTTATATTCACGTAAAGTAAAAGACAAACCTCTCTGGTCGATGACATTCAATCTGGGTCAGGAGATGAGGGGCAACACAATCAAACCTAAGCTACGTACACGTATGAAGAAGAATGATTTCATTCGTAACGTGAGGAACATGACTGACATTGTCTACAAAACTGTAGGTCAACAATGTGCAGGTTGTCTAGGTCATGGCAAGGTCAGACCCGTCAATAAGAATGGAGAGCCAAGTAAAATACTCAGGATATGCAAGCCGTGTAAAGGTAAAGGCACTAGGTACACAGACACTAATGAGGTAGCAGGCTTTAAGATTGTACCTCGTAATCCAAAAGATACTGCATCTGCAGGGTTTAAGACTGACAAAGTAACTCTTGAGGACAGATCAACAGAACTAAGTGGCGATGCCCGTGAGTTTTGTGTAGCCTACTCTAGATACAATGCCATTCGTACCTACCTATCTACCTTTGTAGAGGGGATGAAGAATAATGTTGATGATGATAACTTCATTCATCCTGAGTTCATGCAGTGTGTTACGGCTACGGGTAGACTATCTAGTCGTAATCCTAACTTCCAAAACATGCCACGTGGTTCTACCTTTGCCATACGTAAGATAGTCGAAAGTAGATTTGATGGTGGCTACATACTTGAGGGTGACTACTCTCAGTTGGAGTTCAGGGTGGCAGGTTTCTTAGCCAAAGACCCACAAGCATATGATGATGTTCTCAAGGGAACTGACGTTCACAACTACACTGCATCTATAATAGGGTGTTCAAGGCAGGATGCAAAGGCACACACGTTCAAACCTCTCTATGGTGGGGTAAGTGGTACTCCAGCACAACAAGCCTACTACACGGCTTTTAAAGAGAAGTATGAGCAGGTGACCGAATGGCACAAGGAATTAGAAAAGGAAGCAGTCAAGACTAAAGAGATCAAGTTACCATCGGGTCGTGTCTATTGTTTCCCTGATGCTAAGTGGACTGATTGGGGGGCAGCCACGAACAGAACTGCTATCTGTAACTACCCCGTACAAGGATTTGCAACTGCTGACTTGCTACCTATTGCCTTAGTTGAGCTAGACAAGGTGATGAGAAAATTAAGAATGGAGTCAGTCATATGCAACACAGTACATGATTCAATAGTACTTGACGTACATCCTGATGAAAAAGATCAGTGTATCAAGGTATTATCTGAAGCCATGTTATCTATTTCTGATGGCTCGAAAGCTAGGTACGGCTTAGAATACGACATGCCAATAGGAATAGAATTAAAAATAGGAAATAATTGGCTTGACTTGCATGAAATACAGTAGTAAGGTTAATTACATTTTAAATAAACTTAAAGGAAATAAAAATGGAATCAAATGAAATGACAATTGGAAACGAAATGGATCAGTTAGTATCAGCTTTTAACGATGATGATACTGCTACGTTTATGGAACTAACAGGACAAGCTAAGGCGACATCCAACGTTGGACTACCAAGATTGAACATTAACTACGACACGGAGACAGACGATGGTACTGCCTTAACACGTGGTTCGTGGAAGATGTTTGTAGATGGTGAGTTCATCTACGCTAAAGATGTGTTGATCAGACCTATCCTACGTACATTCGAGTGGAGTGTATATGATATGGAGCAGGGAACTTTCTCTTGCAAGTCAGTACAGAAGCCTACATTGGCAGGAGAATTTCCTGACTCATCAGCAGGCAACAAGTGTGGTAGATTATCAATGAAAGAAGAAGAGATTCTTAAGGATGATGATCCACTTAAAGTAAAGTCACGTTCTGCAGTGTGTAACCAAGTTATATATGGTCAGATAAGTGGTGACTTCACTAAGGCAGATGGCACAAAGGTAGATATAAAGGACAAGCCTTTCGTATCTTACTTCAAGCGATCAGGCTTTAGACCTATCAGAGATTTCATAGATGGCTTAACTAGACAGAAGAAGATCATGCAAAAGGTTGTTATTAAATTAGCGACTAGCAGGGTCAAGTCAGGTTCAGTTGTTTACTATGTACCTGTTCCGACTCTCCATTCGGAAGTACAAGTCTCGGATACAGACAAGACATTGATGAAAGATTTCTCAGAGACTGTAAAGGCTCACAATGAGAACATTTTAATTCAGAACAGAGAAGCTTTGAAACTCATTTCTCCTAGTGAGGAACAAGACTTGTCGGCTGATTTCAATGTTAAATCTGCTTAAAATCCAAGACTACATGCAAAAAGCAACTAGGGGGGAAGTCACGATCTCCCCTAGTGCTATTATGGACTTTGCAAAAGAATGTAAAGAGTCTGTAGAAAGACAGTTAAATAAAGAACGTAAGTTCAGTATCCGTATGTCAGGACTAGGTAGACCATTGTGTCAACAGTTACTAGATAGGCAGGGTATCAAAGAAGACATGGACTACAATGCTTTGTTTCGATTTATGTTTGGTGACTTGGTTGAATCAGTCATCGTACTTATCATGGAACAAGCAGACGTAGAGATAGTAGATAAACAAAAAGCAGTTAAGCTAGACATCGGTGGACACACAGTAACAGGTACACTTGATCTTATCCTGAGAGATGAGATGGGGATAGAGAAAGTTTGGGATGTCAAGTCTGCAAGTGAATGGGCATTTAAGTTTAAGTACACGGGATTTGGTGGCTACGATAAGATAAAGGAAGATGATCCTTTTGGCTATATAATGCAAGGGCATCTGTATGGTGAAGCTACGGGTCTACCGTTTGGTGGGTGGATCGTTGTAAACAAATCTAGTGGTGAGATTGCTATGGTGGAAGCACCTGATTGGCAAGAAGAAGACAGAAAAGAATATTTAAAAGATGCAGAGGTAAGAGTAAAAAGATTACTTGATCCTAACCCTGACTTTGTAAAACCATTTAAGTCTGAGTTTGAGACGTACAAAGTAAAAGGTGAAATCATAAGGACAGGTAACAAGACCCTACCTAAGATATGTGGCATGTGTGGATACAGATCACACTGTTGGTCAAAGGCACAGTTACACGATAAGGTAATATCTAAAGCTAAGACACGACCTAAAGTGTGGTACGATGTCTTAAAAAAGAAAGAGATTTAATGTCGGCTATCTACCTACACAACTACCAAACTAAGTTGCTTGAGTTGAACGAGAACTTGTACCATGTGTACATTGAGTCTCACAAAGGTATAGGTGGGGGTAGAGATATAACATTCCTTAGACAACACGACAGAGGTATACCTTTGACGCTGAGAGATAACTTCTCTGAACACGGAACGTTAACTCCTGAGACAGAAGCTAGAGACATTGTCAAGGTAGAGAACGAGTTTCAAACAATTAACTATAGCCTTAACTATGGAAAAATTTTATGTGTGCCGATATATCCCCTGCTAGACGAACTTATTACAATAGAAAAACAATCCCCGAAGATGGCAGGATATATAAACAAACGCCTAGAATCATTGAGTTGGAAAATCCAAACGGGGAGAATATAGTGGCTAAACAAAATGCAGGATACCGATCTAAGTTTGAGTTAGCATTGGCTAAGAAACTTATTGATAACAAAATAAAATTTGAGTACGAGAAACACAAGATAACATTCGTACCTAAGATACGTACCTACACTCCTGACTTTTACATCCCTGCTACGGGTATATACATTGAAGCTAAGGGTGAGTTTGATAAAGCAGACAGAGTTAAGATGGCTTTGATTAAAGAACAACACAAGAAGTTAGATATACGTATGGTGTTTATGAACGCTAGAAATAAAATCTACAAAGGAAGTAAGACTACCTATGCTGATTGGTGTCTCAAGCACAACTACAGATGGGCAGAAGGATCAATACCTATGGAGTGGTTAAAGAAATGAAAAAGAAAGATATGAATACAATGATGTCATTGGAAAAAGATAAGTACTATGTCATTATATCTGAACTGCCAGACGATCAGTTTCATCTGGTTGCCTACGATACAACAGGTAAAAAGTACAAGACCTTTGAAGATCACACGGTTGCATCAATCATGCACGAGGGTGTCATGGCTTTGCTACGTAGACGGGGGGATGAAGTGTTTCGTTGTGGGGAAGCTGAGATAGAGTTTAACTTCTCAGCCAAAGAACTTCAGATAGAGTACCAAGATGAAACAGGAGAAAAGCTTGACTTACCTGAAAACGTAGTTAAAATAGATTTTGGTAAAGAACAGTAGTGAGACATATAGAGTATATGATGAAGAGATTAGAAGAAGAAGACATGGTTAATAGTCCTGCCCACTACAACAAAGCAGGCATCGAGACTATTGACATGATAGAGTCTGTCACAGGTGATGGATTTGAAGCGTATCTTCAGGGCAACATTCTTAAATATCTGTGTAGATATAAGTACAAGAATGGTGTAGAAGATTTAGAGAAAGCAAAATGGTATTTAAACAGATTAATTAAGACAATAGGAGAAGACTAAGATGGCATCGAATATGTTACCAACCTCATATCAAGAGTTTATACATAAGTCTAGGTACGCTAGATGGATGGAAGAAGAGGGAAGAAGAGAGAATTGGGGTGAGACAGTCAGCAGATATGTAAACTTTATGTCTGATACGTTGATGGAGAAACACAACTACAAGATAGATAAAGTTGATAAAGAAATGATGGAAGACTACATTACTAGTCTGAGTGTAATGCCATCTATGAGAGCAATGATGACTGCAGGTGAAGCACTCAAGAGAGATAACACTTGTGGCTACAACTGTAGCTACCTGCCCGTAGACAGTCCAAGATCATTCGATGAAGCTATGTACATACTTATGTGTGGCACAGGTGTAGGTTTCTCTGTAGAAAGAGAGAACGTAGACAAGCTACCTATCATTAGTGAGAACATGCAGGAGTCTGAAGTTGTTATTAAGGTGGAAGACAGTAAGGCAGGATGGGCAAAAGCTTATCGTGAGTTAGTTGCGTTGCTTTATTCAGGAATGATACCGTCATGGGATGTCTCCAAAGTAAGACCATCAGGTGCAAGATTAAAAGTTATGGGTGGTCGAGCATCAGGTGCTGATCCCCTTGTTAACTTATTTAAGTTTACTGTAGAGAAATTCAAGAGTGCAACAGGTAGAAAGTTATTTCCTGTTGAGTGTCACGATATCATGTGTAAGGTTGGTGAGGTTGTTGTCGTAGGTGGCGTAAGACGATCTGCTTTGATCAGTCTATCTAATCTAAACGATGATCAAATGGCACACGCTAAGACAGGTCAATGGTGGGAAAGTCAAGGTCAAAGAGCATTGGCTAACAACTCTGTAGCCTACAAGGGCAAGCCTAGTATGGAAACGTACATGAGAGAATGGTTAGCTTTGTATGAATCTAAGTCAGGTGAAAGAGGTATGTTTAACAGACAGGCTGCCGATGAGCAGGTAGCTAAGAGTGGCAGAAGACAGACAGGCTACATGTGGGGAACTAATCCTTGTTCAGAGATCATACTTAGACCATATCAGTTCTGTAATTTATCTGAAGTTGTCGTAAGAGAGAACGATGATCTTTCAGCTTTGAGATCAAAGGTACGGATTGCTACCATGTTAGGTACATTCCAATCAACTCTTACAGATTTAAAGTATCTACGTAAGATATGGAAAACAAACACAGAAGAAGAAAGATTGTTAGGTGTGTCATTGACAGGTATCATGGATCATCCTGTGTTAGCTAGAATGACTGACTCTAAGATATGGTTACAAGAGATGAAGCAGGTAGCTATCGATACAAACAGAGAGTATGCA